TTGTTGATCTTCATGTGTATATCTTCTATTTTTTGGTCTATCTAAAGCAATTAATCTATTTTCTAAATTTAAGGTAATACTTGCAGTTTCAGCACCCTCATCTATTTTCATAATATCCATTTTACCTTTAAATAAAGTATAAACATCTGCAATTACTGATTTATTTGAATCAAAAATTCCTAAAAAAATACTAGCATTTCTATTAGTATAATTACCTGTTAAAGCTGTTGAAATAAAACTTGATTTTATACCTGTTAAGGAAAGACTTGCACCAATAGCTTCTATTTGATCACTTTCACCAATTGCACTTACACCCATTAAATCACCAAGACCTGTAAATGTATTTGAAGAACCACCAGCAGTCATAGTAATATCACCATATCCATTCCAAAATCTTAATGTGCCTGTACTAAATTCTAACTCTACAGCTAGAAATGGTCTTACTACTTGACTTTTTATTGCGTTTTTAAATGCAGTTGTTAGAGTTCTTGACATATTTACTCCAATATAAGTTTTTTTATACTTTTACTACCATCTATATTTTTTTCTAATTCTGCTTTTGATCTAATGCATTGGTATTCTACATTATCGTCAATTTTCCTTGATGCAACTCTTTTACCTTTCAAACATTCACTCATAGATGTTTGTATTCTATGCTCTTTAATTTCATTATTAACTATCATCAATAATGCTACAACTGTTTCAATCATAATACCTTACCTTTATTTACCCCATGTTTAATTCTATATCTGCTAGATCCTCCAGCATTTATATCTACTTCTTTTTTATTTCTATTCATTTCAAAAACAATTTTTTTTAATTTTTGTTCTTTAACAAAATTAATTATTTGTTTTATAATTCTTGCCATTTTCTCTTACCTTATCTTTTAATTTTTCTATATCAGCTAATGCTTTATCTAATTGTTTTTCAACATGCTCTAACATAACTTGGTTATGAATATTTTTATCTAATAGTTCCTGATGTTTTTCAACTATCTTATATAGTTCTTCTAACAATAAGAATTGTTCTTTATCGGTTGTAACTTGTTCACTTTTTTTTAGAAGATCAGCAGTCATTAATTCACGACTTGTTTCTAATGATGTTAATCTTGCAGTAATTTCAGTATAAGCAAATATACCCATTGCAACACCTACTATTATACCAATCATATTTTTGATAGGCATAGCGACTGATGTATTTTCACTTACTTTCATTTTCTTTTCCTTTTATTCATACCCATATAATAATCTCCTGGTTCATAATTCCATTTTTTACCATGATGCCCTCTAATATCACAATATAACATTCTTAATTTAACAATAATTTTTCTTAATCCTCTTGGCATTATAATGCCTCTGTTGCTGACAAACTTATGCCATATTTACTTACTTGATCAGTATCCCAACCAGTTTCGTTTGAATCTAATCTAAATAAAGTTTTTGTATTACTATAAACAACAGTTGCATCATTTGCTATTGTTTCTATTCCTTGCCTTAATGCTGGTTCTATTTTTACATTTGCTTCTCCAGAACCATTTGCACTGACATCTTCTGTTACCATATACAAGTAAGAATTAATTTGTATATAATCACCTGCTTTAAAAACGTTTGATCTTGAAGCAGTAAAACCATCTAATGCTACTTGATTACCAGTTTGACTAGCACCATTTACCCTTATAGTACCTGTTGCTGTTCCTTGTATTGTTTTTCTATCTTGATCACCTAAAGAAAATGTACCTCTACGACCTCTTAACTGTAAAAGAAATGCAATAATAGGTGCTGCATCTACTTTAAGCATTGGTGGAAATTTTATTTGTGTTGTCCAAAATTCACCCTCGTGCTGTATTACTTGGTCTTGTCCAGTAAAAGGAGAAGATGATACTGCAACTGTTCTAACTAAAGAAAACCTTTGTGTTTGTACTCCAACATTGGTTGGAAATGTTAATGGGTATGATGGTGTAAATACTGCCATAATTATCCTCCAAATGCTTTTGCAAATTTACCACCTCTTAATTTTGCATCTGCAACTGCACTTATAGTTGAAGACTGTATTTGTGGCAATAGATTTGCAATTTCTGTTCTTACTGTATTCGTAACACCAAGTGCAAAATTTAAGTTTTGATTAATTACTACATTACTACCACCACTCATTTTTCCTGGTGTTAAACTACTTGGAGTTATTGATCCTGCTGTTCTTGGTACAAATAATTCTGGGCCTCTTTCACCAACAAGCATTGGTTCTCTTGAACCTATTGCTCCACCTTTAGCACCTGTTTTTACACCTATACTTTTTGGTGTTGTTAATTTTGGTTTTGCAGGTCCAAAAATTGTATTTATGCCTTCTTCTATACCTGCTCTAATTCTATTTAATATTAAAACTTGTAAAATTGTTTTTTGAATGTCAACTAACAATGATCTTAAAACATCTTTAAAATTTAAAGTTGAAAGTTCACCTTTTGCAAAAGCATCAACAATTTTATCTCCAGCTGTAAAAAATGCATCACCTACACCTCTTGCTATATCATCAACATCTTTAGATGCCTTTTTAAAATCTTCTAAAATTTTTGCATTTTTTTCAAATACTTTTCTATTGTTTTCTACAATTTCTTGTGCTACTTTTCTTCCCTCTTTATTATCACCAAGTTTAGAAATTATTGCATCAAATATTTTAAATTCTGTATTTAATGCAGTTTGTGCTTCTGCACTTTTATTTGCTAATGATATTTCTCTATTTTGTTGTCTTGTTATTTTTGTTAATGCTTGATCTTTAATATTTATAGCTTCATTTTCTTGATTAATAGCTGCATTATTAACTTTTTGTTGCTCTTTTAATGCTTTGTTTTCTCTATCAAGAAGTTTAATTTTTCTTTCAATTCTTACAATAACAAAATTTTTAGCAAGTCCAAATTTAGTAAGCCCAAGAGCTGTAGCTAATACACTTTTTTCAAACTCTTTTAATTTATTTTTTTCTTCATTTATGGCTTTTGTGTTAGCTTTAATTTTTGCAGTTAATTCGTCACCAGTTAATTTTGAAAAATCTTCTAGTTCTGGAACAAATTTTTCTACAATATCATTTAAACCTTTTAATGCAGCAGTTAAGGTATCTATAATAATACTACCTGCAGCTCTTTCAAAAAATAAATTAACATTTTCTGATAATGTATCAAAAGCTCCAGCAAGACCACCTGCCCCTTCTATACCTGTTCCACCTACTTGATCTTTTAATGCTTTAACAATTATTCTTTGTGCTTCTAATTTTCTTCCAGATAAAGATAATACTTTAATCAAATCTTTTTGTTCTTTACTAAAACTAACACCAACTCTTCGTAAAGCAGATAATCCAATTTCTGGTTCCTCTAATGCTTTACCTAATTGTAATGCCGCTGTATTTATAGAACCAAACCCTACTTCTGCTAAATCTTGTGAAAGTGATAGTGCATCTTTAAATGTATCACCACTTATAGATTTAAAAGTAAGTAAAATTCCTGCCGCTTGTCTTGCACCTTGAATACTTGCTAAAGTTCCTTTTGCAACTGATTCAGCAAAAATTTCTATATCTCTTGAAGATAATTGTGCAGCACCACCTGTTGCTTGAATTATTGCACTTAATCTATTACCAACTCTTTCAGCTTCAGACCCTGCTCTTGCAAATTTTGAAAATGCTAAAGCTAAACCAGTTACTGCAGCAACTCCAAGTACTGCACCTACATTAATTCTACCTAAAATTGCACCAATACTATTTAATCTTCCAGCAACTGGTCCTAATGGACCTTGTACTGCTGCAATAGTACCTGCTAGGTTTCTAATACCCTCTTGTGCTAATTTTCCTTTATTTTTTAAATTGGTAGTAGATTTTGCAAACTCTTGCGTTTTCTTTTTTGCTTGATCTACATTCTTTTTAAATTTAGTTGCATTAGCTTCTAAACGTACCGTAATTGTAGCTAAATTACTCATTAGTCTGGAAATCTCCTCATTAATTCATTCATTTCATCTTTTAGCATAGGAGTTTTCTTTTTACCACCTTTAGTTAGTAAATATCCATTTACTGCAGATAAATATTCTCTAGGTGTTAAATCCCAAAATGTTGCTGGTGTCATGCGAAGAACACCTAATCCTATTTCTAGGTATTGTTGGATTGGGTATCTTTTTGAGTATTCTCCGCTTTCACTAAAGGGTCTTCATTACCTTTATCTTCTCCAGTAAATGCAGAAGCCAATACTATACCAGCAATTTCTGATGCTTTTAAAATACCTGATTGCATAATCATGTCGCCGACTGCAGCTTGAACATATTTTTTTCCTGTTCCTTGAAGTCCTTCATGTAAAATTGTTAATAAATCTCTAAATGAATATTTAGCAACTGACATATCTTGTGTTAGTTGAACTATAGATTTTCCTGTCTTTTCTTCTATGTTTACTATTGATTCAAAAGAAAGTCTAAATGTTCTTTCTTCGTTACCAAGCTGGCCTTTTACTTCACCCTTGTATTGGTTCATTATCATCTCCTAGTGCTTTTTTAAGTTTTTTCTTTGTTTGTATTGCTTTTTTAAGTTCTCCAGTATCATCTTGGATACAATGAAGCTCTGCTCTACTCTGTGTGATAGAAATTTTTTGCACTATTAGATTTTGATATGAATTAACAATTATTTTGTCAAGTGGGCGACAATCAATATCGCTTTTAGCTTCTATGGTAATTTCACCTTTTTTGGTTACTTTTATAAAACCATGATACTGATTGTCATTGATAGTAAAATTAATCACTTCCCAACCATTTGTCCACTTATATTCCATAATTACGCATTAGTGTAAGTTATTGTTCCACTTGATTCAAGTGTACATGAAAAAGTTTCTTCGCCATTAAATTCACCTGATCTCTCATAACTTGTAACAATAAAAGCACCTTTAACATCTGAACCATCACCAAAAACTAAATCATAATTTACTGCGCTTCCTGTAAATGCTGCACCTCTTAAATTATTTTCTCCACTTGAATCTGTAAATACTCCACTTGCAGATATAGACATACTTCTTATACCCATATTTGCACCTAAAACTCTACCAATATCGTGTCCTGATGATCCAGTAAATGTAGCTGAATCTTTATTTGTAACATCAACAGTTTCACCATTGATTGTCATAGATGTACTTCTTAATCCGCCAATAGTTATTGCGCTACCACTACTATTGTCTTTTAATAAAAAGCTACTTCCTTTTTGTACTGCCATTTTAATTTTCCTCCTTAAAATTTTTATGAATCAAAAATCACAGCTCTAAACCTTTGTAAGCCATGAGTAGTTAATCCATCGTTTTCTTTTATAATATCTGAAAACTCAAATCTTAAATTAATAAGACTTGCTCCAGAAACTGTTAAACTTGATTCATGCAATAAAGCATAAATTCTACTCATAATCTCTTTTGTTTCCTTACTTCCTCTATACCTTGAAAAAGTATGAATTACAAGAGTATGTTCATTTCCTTGTAATGTTTTTGTACCATTATCTATTGATGTTTCTTCGCCTACTTTTACATAAGGAAAAGCAGTATCTTCTGGTACAAAATCAAATACATCTGTTACTAAAGATTGTAATGTACTATCACCATCTAAAGCATCAAATATTGTTTTTTGTAATCCTAAACTGTGATCACTCATTTTGTTAATTCCTTAATCTTTTGTTTAATTTTATTAGATACAGCTTCTGTTATTTTAAATTTACTTTTTTCAAATGCTGGAAATAAAAAGGGTCTAGGTAACATTTTAGATGTACCAAATTCTAAAAATGCAGAATAAGGTGCATTACTTTGTACTTCTACATTATCTTTGTCTTTTTGTTTTACTCTTATATTTCTTACCAAATTACCTGTATCACTTGCTGGTGGTTGACCAGGTGCTGATGATTTGTGTGTTCTTCTTGGATTGTATTTTTCATAAACAATACCAGATTTAGCTCCAGTTTGAATTGATTTGATTGCTTCACCTCTTATAAGTTGCGCACCACCTTTAACAACTTCACGAAAAGGTTCTTTTAATTCATCTTTAAGTTTTCCAAACTTTTTTAATGTTTCATCTAAATTTTGAATTTTTATTTTTAATTCCATTATGTACCTACATTTTCTATTGCAGTTATTGTAATCATATTATTGTAGTCATTTTCATCATTTATTTTAACAATATTAAAAGTTCTTGAACCAAAAAGTATTCTCATTGTAGTAGTAATACCACTTCTATATCTAATTAAAAATTCAAATGTATGTGGGTTTTGTACTTTCTCACCTGTACTTTCATTAAAAATTTCTCTACCAGCTTTAGGTGTTATTTTAGCAAAAGCAGTGACATGTGTACTTCTACCAGTAGTAAAACCACCATGACTATCTGCTGATGTTGTTGTATTCTGTATTGTAATTTTATTTCTTAAAGAACCTATCCTTGATACACTTGGCATATTATCCTCCTAATATTGCTTGTGATCTTAAAATTCTATAAGGTTGTAACATAGCACCTATTGTATAAGGTATAGCATTTACACCTAAACTTGTTACTGCCTCTCTGTTCTCGTAAAGATGTGTTGTTAATAATTTTATAGCTTGTACTATTGGTTCTGGTACATCACTAGCACCACCATAACCAGCAACATATTTGACTACATAAGCATTTGCATTTCTAGTTTGTGTCACTGTTGGCCATGATTTGCCAGTTCTTAAAACAATTCTAGCTTGTTCACTAATTGTATCTACATAATAATTTGATGAAGCAAAGGTACTTTCTGTATCTGAATCATCAAAGTATTTTACATGAGTTACAGATGCCACTGGTGGTCTTGGTAATACAATAAAGTTTGTATTATATTCTATATCTGGAGCAGTAAATACACCTTCTGGATAACTCATATCATTATAAAATGGTAATCTATCCAAATATAATTCTAAAGTTTGTGTAGTTATTGCTCTATTTAAGTAAGTTTGTATTACATTTTGTGATGCTTTTATAAGTTCTGCAATTAAGCTATCATCATCACTAAAATCTACACGCATAAAAGATTTTTGGTCAGAAGTTGCTACTGCTGAAGCTGTCCAATCAGTTACAATTTTTATTCCTGACATTTAAAAACCTTTATTTCTTTTTATTACTTAATATTTTTTTAATAACTTTTTTTGTTTTTGATTCAACTGGCTTTACAACTTTTTTTTGAATAACATCTGATGCTTGTTCTGCTCTTCCATCAGATACCCAAACACCTGCCATTTGCATTTCCATAGGTGTTTTCATTTCATAAGTCATTCCCTCTTCATAAGTAATTGTAGTTTCACCATTACCTACTGCACCAATCAAAGTTTTTTTCATTTTTACTTTCATAATATTCTCCATTTAATTTTGTTGCATGGGCGATTGCTCGCCCACACAAATATATAATTATTGATTCGCTTCTGTTGCAGCTGGTCCATGTAAAGGAAATCCTTTAGCACCGACTACTCCAACAACAGTACCAGTTCCATGAGTACCACTGTAATTAAGTACTACTCTTGAATATCTTTTCCCACCTACATAACCAATAGCATAAACTTTATTACAGTCGCCATTAGCATCAATAGTTTGGAAAACACCATTACTATCAACTGTTCCTCCAGTTACATCTGTATTAGATGTTACATCAGTGAATGTTGAATTGTCATCAGAGTGCTCTAATTCAATATCAATCTTATTAGATGTACTGAATGTAATCCCTGGTGCACCAACATTTACTATATGTACTACACCAGAAAAGCCTTGAGAATCAACTGCAGTACAATTTGTATCTGCATCTTTTACGATTGCATTTAAACTTTCATCAAATGCTAATCCTGATTTTAAGTCTCGCATTGCCATTTTTATATCCTCCTATAAATGATTACGATCCACACTGTAGAATTTGAACAGCTTCTGGCAGAATAATCTGACCGCCTATTCTTCTTCTAGCAATGTATCGTACATTTCCTGATGTTGCCTGAGTGAATGGATCTCTCATTACTGACATTTGTACTCTGTCCACAATTAAGTAACCTCTTCTAAAATCACCAAAAAATACTGCTTTGGCATTAGAACCTATATCAGCTACATCTGTAGCTTCTACGTAAGGTGCTCCTAAAATTGTGTTTGGTACTCCGACTTGTAGTGAGAATCCTGCTTGAAACACATATTGTCCAGAACCGTCTTGTAGCTTTCTAATTGCCGCTAAACTTGCTCTGTTAAATACAAATGTTCCATTTCTAGAATAGTCAGGTTTTACTGCATGGTATAAGCTGATTAGTGAGTTAGCATTAAGATTTGCTGACACACCTGATGCTGTTACACCTACATCTGAGTTTGTTACTATTCCTTCAGGTTTACCTACTGAATTACCGCTAACGAATGCATTACCTTCAGCTTTTGCAAACTGCTCTGTAAATTCGCTATTCATTTCTTGTTCAAGGTTGAAAACTGAATCTTCTAACTCTTGTTCTGAAATGTCTACTAACGCATATAATTCATGTGTTGGTATTTC